CGGAGGCGAGCGCGTTCACCGCGTCGCTCCTCCCGGAGGGCACCGAGGTCCGCATCGAACGTGACGTCGTCGGCCGTGACGACTACGGGCGACTGCTCGGCTATTGGATATGCGCCCGATGGCCTCATGTCCAATCGCCCAAAAACCCGCTGGATTTTCAGGGGGCTGTTCGGGTGAACCTTCTGCCCCGGAGTCCCGTTCATCGACTTAGGACGCGAACCACTTCAGCAGTGAGTCTGTCGCCACACTCGGCCGTGCCGACTATCTCTTCGGAGTAACGGTATTGACCGTCGGCTTTCAGTTCGATCCTGTGCGTCTCTGCGCCGTCTTCGCCGCCTCGAATTTCGTAGACAATGGTTGCGTCAGTATCCCAGTCTTCGATGCTGTCGACGGTCAGGTCCGGTTCAAATGTGACGAGACCCCCGGCGGAGCCATAGCACTCGTCCTCTAGGACGATTAGCTGGACCGTAAAGTCGGTGGGATCCCATCTGAAGTCGTCAACCGCACCGTCGTTGGAGGACCTGCCAGCGAGCACAGCGGCACCAACCGCAACGGTTACTACGGCTGTCACCAGACCTATAGCCAACACGGTCTTACGCCGTTTGAGGTCGTTCGACGACGCGACTGGTGGTAGTGGTAACGGTTGTGGTTGAGCGATGACTGACTCCGCAGACGCTGTGGTTAGCAAGGAACTCTCAGTGTCGAACTCCAGGCGTGTCGGAGCATCTCCAAGAGGATTTCCGCACTCACCGCAGAACCTCTGGCCGTTCACGTTGTCATGGCCATTCGAACAGAGCATGCGACGAGACTAATCCGATCGCGACAGCTGCCGAATCATCTCACGGAGAACGCGCACTGTGGCTTCCAATCTGGCCGCACCGGTACCGCCAGCCCATCGCCGAGCGCGAGACTCCAACGATGGACGTAACAGGAATGGCCAAGGGTGATCGAGTCGTCGGTGTGCGCGTCGCTCACGGCTGGGACGCCGAGACGTCGACACCGTTGGTCCTGCTCCAACTTCGCAACGATGCCGGCGGCGTCGGGATCGTGTCGCTGTCGGCTGACCTGGCGCAGATGGTGGTCGACCAGGTGACGGCGGCGATCGCCATCGTTCGCGATGGGTGAGGCGGTCCGTTCATCGCCCACCGCCTGACGGATGCCGGCGCTTCGACTTGTCGATCTCGGCCAGCCGACGCAGCGCGAGCACGACGTCGAGGCGGTCGCGATCACCGAGCACGCCGGACATGGCGACACTGCGGGCGAGCTGCTCGAGATCCTCGGGGGTCGGGTCGACGGTCACCTCGGCGAGTATGACGTGGGGGTGTCACGTAGACGCGGAACGACCCGCCCGAGGGACCTTGTCGGGTCCGAGGGGCGGGTCGTTTTTACGTTCGGGCAGACTCCCGACTGCCCTGTCTCGTCGCGGCCTCAAGGAGCGGCACAACCCACCGGACCCGCTATGCAGCACCGGGTCCGGTTTGGCGACGAGCGTGCTTGTCAGTCGACGGCGTCGGCCACGGGGCGGAACATTCCGGGATGTGCCTTCACGACGGGGTCGTCGCTCGGGCGGATGGTTCCTTCGGCAACACTGAGATTGCCGGGTCCGTGAAACGTCGTCGTCGCAATGACGTAGGTGGAGGTGCTCTTGACTGCCATGGCGATCAGGTCACGTTCAGCATGCCGAAGGCGCCGGTATCGACGCAGCCGCCACCGACGCGCCAGTAGCAGTAGAGGCCTCGCTGACCGCTGGGCCGGTTGTTGGCCAGCGCGAACAGGTGAGGCACCAGCTCGACGGTCATTCCGATTCGGTCGATGATGTTGTACCGCTCGAAGTTGCCGGCGATCAGCATGTAGTTGTCGGCGGCGGCGTTGATCGTGCCGTCGATCGCGGATGCCTCGTACAGCGGGCGTCCGAGCAGCAGCGGCGGCGACCCGGCGGCGAGGTCCGACAGGAACGCATGGTTCACGGCGGTACCGAACTGGCGGGTGAGGTTGATGGTCGAATACGCAGCGACCCACGAAGCCGACCCACGGTGACGTGGTGCGACCTTGTTGATCGTGGCGTACACGTCGGCCACGGCGTAGAGGTCGGCACCCACCGATGTCTGGATCGCACCGGAACCGACGAGCGCGGTCACGATGCCGGTCGGCTGGCTGCTGCCGTCGCCGGCGCCGGTTGCGAACGCGGTTGCTTCGAGGCGGTCCTTCGCGTCGGTGAACGCCATGCGCAGTTCGGACTCCATGCCGAGCCAGTCGGCGCCGACCTCGATCGAGAACGGCACGAACGCTTGGGCCTTATGCGTCTTGATCGAAGGCTGCACGAGAACTGGGGCGTCGTCGGAAACTTCGCCGACCTCCCCATCCCATGACGCCGTGATCCCTGCGGTGGAGACGCCCTTCCACTCGTCGGTCGTGATCGGGATCACGTTCGAGATTTGACGGAACGGATTCGCAGATCCGGCGTTCGTCAAGATCAACGAGCTGTCCAACGTGAACGGCACCGCGAAGCCGCCAGCGTTGCCGGTGAGGCTGGCGGCGCGTGCTTCGAGGACCGCCGACTGCTCCATGGCGGTCAGCGCCCAGTTCTGACCCGAGGCCAGCTTGAGGAACGCCGATCGGTACTCGGGGCGACCGGTGGCGACGATGTGACGACCGAGGCGACCGTCGGCGGTGTCGATCGTCTCGACGAGCTCGGTGGCGCGCTGCTTGTGGTCGTCGGTGAGACCGCGGGTCTGCTCGATCGCCGACAGTGCCCGACCGTGGACTTCGTCGCCGACGAGTCGCCGGTCGTTGAGGTCGTAGGGGTCGCTGTTGCGCATGATGAGCGTCGGGCCGCTGGTCGACTCGGTGCGGGTGTCGTCAGAGGCGTGGCGGGCGATCACGTCGAGGCGATCACGTCGGGCCTTCAGGGTGTCGAGTTCGGCTTCGATCTCAGTGAAGCGGGCGAGGTCCGCGCCGTCGAGGTCGGCGTCGCCGGCTCGTTCCACGAGCCCTTCGGCTTCGGCGACGAGGTCGGCGTGGCGGGTCTGAATTGCGGAGATGGAGTTCATCGGAATGTCCTTCTATGAAGTGAGAGCCGCGCCCGAGCAGTCGAGGCGGCGAGGGATGGTTCGAGGTGTTCGGTACGCACGCCGTGGACCACGGCGCCTGAGTAGGCGCCCCAGCCGACGAGTGAGCATTCGGCGAGTGCGACTTCGACTCGTTCGACGATGTCGCGGGCCGTGTTCCAACGGTCACGGATCGGGCGGAACCCGACCGAGAACGCATCGACGGCGCCGTCAGCGACGAGCGCGAGCGCGTCGTTTCCGGCAGCGGTCTGGCTGACACGAAACTCGCCGTAGAGGCCTGCGGCGTCGGCACGGAGCAGTTCGGCCCGGCCGATCGGCAGACGGTTGCGGTCGTGGTTCGTGAGCAGCTTCACCTTGGCGGCGCCACGTTCGGCGATGGTGCGGTCGAACGCTTCACGGCGGAAGATCTCCGTGTACGTTCGGCCGCGCTCGGCGATCGTGGTCTCCTCGTCGAACGGCACGACGATGCCGACGATGGTTCGCCCATCGGATCGGACTTCGAGGTCGGCCTGATTGGTTCGGATGAGTCGTTCAGCAGCCATAGGTGTCACCTGCACACGTGCGCATGTAGAGCGTCGGCGTCGACCAGGCGGTGCGACTCACGAGGCTGCTGACTTCGTGGCCCGACCTGGCGGTTCGTCCACCACGAACATTACTTGCGGTGTCAAGCATCGAACCTCCCGTCGTCGTCCATCGGCCAGCCCTCCACGAGCAGCCCGCGGTGAACAGCGGTGAGCTTGAAGCCGTTCGCGTGGACGAACACATGGTTCGAGTCAGGGTCGTCGATGACGTCGGCCCCACAGACCGCCAGGGTGGCGACGATCTCTTCACGGTTGGGGATCTGGTTGAGGGTGTCGTGGATGTACGGCGTGAGGCGGTTGTCGTCGAAGCACGCGACCCGCCACAACGGAACGCGGGCGACTTCGCCGAGGTCGTCGTCGATGGCGACCACGGCGTCGTCGAGACGCTTGTAGGTGAGCGACGTTCGAGGCAGCGCCGTGCGGCTGATCTCATACAGCACCCGGCGCCAGTCGACGCCACCGTCGGCTCGCTCGACGACGATGCCGTCGAAATGCAGGGTGGGGTTGTAGTCCATCCCCATCACGCCACCGCCGGCTCTGTGTCAGCGGGCAGCGCCTCGGCCGGCGGGAGCAACTGGGCGGACGTGAGACCGGTGTGTTCACCGGCCAGGGTTCGCAGATCCTGCGCGGAGACGGCGGAGACGGCGGCGTCGGGCTTGAACCCCGCAGCGATCAGCGCGGCCACCGTGGCGGCGTCACGACCGAGCACGTCGGCGCGGTCCTTCGCGTCCTCCCGAAGGAACGCAATGTCGCGGTCGTCGTACCAAAGGTGCGCGCCTTCGGGGATCTGCACCAGCGGTTCGAGTGCAGCGGCAGCGATGCGCCACAGCGGGCGGATGGTGCCATCGGCGAACCGGCGCCGAGCGTGCGCGTAGTTCGAGTACGTGGCGGCGGCGAGGCCCTCGGAAAACCCCGCAATCACCGGAGGCACACCTGCACAAGCAGCTATCCGCGACTCGCCGGCGCCTTGAGTTGCCTTGAAGTCGAGCTGCTCGAAGTCGGCGCCGATCACCTCGACGTCGAGGCCACCACCGAGCACCATTGTTTTGTACGCGTTGTTCACGCCATCGAACCTCGACGAGAACTGCTGCTTCAAGCCCGCAGCCTGGTCGGGTGAGATGATGTTCTCTGACTTCACGACGAGGTTCGGTGTCGCGCCGTTCTCGAAGAACTTCCAACGGTGCAGGGTGGCGGCACGGTCGGCGGACACCTCGGTCAACACCGGCGCCAGCCACGACATACCACGCCACCGCGCCAACGGATCAGGGATCGGCGAGTAGTGCGCCACCTCGGACACGTCGAAGAACACCGCCTCAGCATCACGGTTCGGCTGGTACATGTAGCCGATCACCTCGGCGTCGACTTCGGCGACATCGGCATCACTGTGCGAGCCGGCGACGATCGTCACCTTGTCGGGGCGCAACCTGACGAGGCGGTCACCTCGACGGGTCCAGAACGAGTTACCGGCCAGCGAGGCGTCCTGCTCCATGCGTGTCAGCAGCTCGCCGGTCGTCCCGTTCGGCCACGGCCGCTCCAGAATCGAGAGGTTGGCATCTCCGAACAGATCACCGGGTCGGCCACCGATGAACCGGCGGAACCCGAAACGGGCCTCGGAGAACACCAGCGACCGCACCAGGATGCACGCGAACACCGGACCCGATGCCCGGTAGGCGCCGGCGACGAGACCGGGGAAGTCCGACCCGATGGCTTCACCTTCACGCCACGACGTGACCGACTGCGGCGGCGAGGCGTAGTGCTGGTTCATGTAGCTGAACGACTGCAGCCAATCGTCGAAGCCGAAGCGGTTCTCGACGACCTCGGGCAGTGCCGGGCGGCGATTGAAAATGGACATATGTGCTCCTTCTCAGACCCACGCGATGGAGGGTGTAGGCGCCGGCGTGGGTTCCGGCTGACTGGCTTCCCAGGTGGCAAGACAGGTGGCAATGGCGCCGTCGATGTGACGGCGCGACTTCGACTTCGAGAGGGTCCACCCGCGTTCGTTCGGGCGTTGCTGCGCGGCGCGGACGTGGTCGGTGAGCAGCGCGTCGCCGTCGTGGGCGAGACGACCGCTCACGATCAGTTCGTACGCGTTCGCACAGATCGGCCCCATGCGGTCGACGGACTGCGGGACCTCCAACATCGGGAGGCCCTCGTCTTCGAGTTGGCGGGCGGGCAGCTCGAACAACCTCGGATCGAACGAGATCGCAGCAACGTCGAACCGGTCGCACAGATCCCGAAGGTGAGCGAGAATGTCGGCGATGTCGATCGTGCCGGCCCTCGGGTCCCAGATCCGCCCGACGACGTGGAGGCGACCATCTGGGCGGTACTGGGCGACCACCACGGCGGTGGAGTCACGCTTGAGACCAATGTCGACTCCGACCCACGAACGAGCACCCTCGACCAGATCGAAGCGGTCCTCGCACGCTTCCCACGCGCCCACCGGAAGCCAGCACTCGGCGGCGTCGGCCCACTGACCGAGGCGGAACACTCGGAAGCTCGCCTCCGGTGTGGCGGCTGCGGCCATCTCCAACGCGTCGACCGCCAGGAACCCGGCGTCGATCGCCGGGTTGGCCTTCGACCATTGGACCCGGTCGTCGATCCGGCAGGCGACGTCGGCGGCGTACTCCACGAACCGGAAGCCCGGCATCGAAATGCCCGACGTCCACAGTTCGCGGAGCTGGTGCATCGCGCCGGCCTTCTCGACGTTCGGCGTACCGATGCCGAGCACCAGCGACCGCGGCCGCTTGCCCGAGGCCAGGACCATGGCGTCCCACAGATCTTGCGACACGAAGCCGACCTCGTCGACCACCGCGAACGACGGGTCGAGGCCCTGGAGTCCGGCCGGGTCAGCAGCCAGCGGCAACAACGAGCCGTTGTTATATGGCACGAACAGCTTCGTCCCGCCGATCGCCGTGTAGCTGATCGTCCGGTCGGCCAGCTCGGGCGACACCTCCATCATGCGGCGAGCGGTGTCGTACACGGTGCGGATCGCCTGCTGAATCGTCGTGGCGACCACCGGGACCGACGGGCTGTGCTCGTCGTCGTACAGCGCCCACAGAGCGACCGCGCCGACGAGTGTCGACTTGCCGTTGCCTCTCGGGATACTGACCACGCCGGCGCGCAACGTGGCGTCGTCGAGCAGCTCCACGAGCAGCTCCTTCTGGAACTTCGCGAGGCGCATCGGTCGGCCGGCGCCGTGCCCTTTCGGGACGACGCAATACGTCTCAATGAATCGGATACAGCGCGCCGACCGCTTCGACGTGCGCCACTCGAACCACGGCGGCATCGAGGTGTCGCGGACCTTCTTCGTCGAGTTCGTGTTCCCGAAGCGGGCGCCGGTGGATCGTTCTCTCGTCGTCGTCATGTCGTGTCCTCCAGTTTAGTTGCGGGCGCAAGCGTTAGGTCCGTGTGAAACGGAGCGGGGTCTCTGTCGGCGGCGTCCGAAGTTCTCGATCGGACCCCGCCCTCCCCGCCTCCGGTGCCCGCATTCGGCCCTGTGTGGCCGTGTACGCGACGCGAGTTACAGCGTCGACAGAGAACCCGCAAGCCGCCGGCGAGCGAGCCCGAAACGATGTGGTCGACGCACAGATCTTCGGTCGATCCGCACCACTCGCACGACCGCACCACCGAGCGGATCTGCCTCGACGTTCGGGTCCACGCCGAGCCGTAACGTCGTCGGCGTTTCGACTGGCACGACGAGCAGCGGGTTCGATCGGCGACCACGGTTCCGCAGTCGATGCAGCGCCGGTTCATGCTGCGGTCCTGCTCTGTCGGAGGCGCCTGGCTTGAGGGTCTTCTCCACCTAGAACGGCCCAGGTGTCGCCCACCTCATCGGCCCACGCACGGCACAACATCATCGACGGACACGTCCCACAGATCCCGACGGCCTTCGACCGCTCCTTCGGTGAGCGTGAGACGAAGTTGACGTCGGACCCGCGGCAGGCGCCGAGACGATGCCAGTCGGGGCGGCACCGTTCGATGACGGCCAGGAAGCTGGCGGTGTCGGAGTTCACCATCAGAACTGCGATCCCTTGCAGGTGCCGTCGAGGCAGAGGGTCGCCTCGTCGGTCGGGCCGGTGCAGTAACCACACCGAGGCGGTCGGGGGTCGGGGGATGCCGTCGGGGGACCATCACCAGAAATGTGAGTAGGGGATATGGAACCCTCTCTCTTCTCTTTCTTATGCCCGTATGCATATTCACTCACAAATTTGGTGATGGTCAGGACGTCGGGGTCGACACCGTCGGCGAGGCTGTAGCGCCAGCTCGATCCGCGTCCGGTGTGCTCCTCGTCTTCGATGCAGTCGAGCAGCCCGAGCATGTTCAGCGATTGGAGTTGCCGGTCGACGGTTGACCTCGGTTTGCCGATCCGCTTCCGCACCTGCGACGTCGTGGCGCCCTGGTGCTCTGCGACATCGAGGAGGATCGCCAACCGCATCGGCGGCATCGAGTCGCGTGCGCAGCGGATAGCGAGCCGCATAGCGTCCTGCCGTTGCATCCCGATCGCCACGGACCCTCGGACCACCTGCGCGAGTTCCTTCGCGAACCTGGTCGGCATCTCGGGGGCGTGGGCGTCGATGACGTCGCCGCGGTAGTCGTAATCCACGGCGGTCCGTCCGGTGGTCACGATGTCGGCAGCGGCCAGCAGCGTCTCGGTCTCGTCGTCGGTCAGCGTGATCGTCGTCGAGGTGTCGATGCCGTTGAGCACTCCGGCCGCAACCTCCGCCAACTCGGCACGCATCTGCACCTCGTGGCCGGTGTTGCCGATCGACCGTCGACCGGCCTGCATGCGCCCCTCTGTGGAGTCCATCCGCAGCAGCACGAACCGGTCGCCCATCGACGAGATGACGTCGTGGGCGCGATCCCACGCCGTGGTGACGGCGCCGATGACGACGACGCGGCCTTCCCAGTTGAGGGTGCGTCCTCCATCGGTGCCGACGTTGCGTTCCCATCGGCCGTCGTAGACCTCTCGGAGCGCCGCCAGTACCTCGCCTCGGGTGTTTCGGTCCTGCGACAGGATCGAGGTCACGTCCTTGATGACGATGATTCCCGAGTCGCCGATCTTGCGGAGCAGCCCACCGGTGGAGTCTTTGGCCTTCTCCTTCGCTGGTGACGCAGAAAGCAGCGCACCGACTGACGAGATGGTCGAGGTGATGTGCGCCCCGGTCATCGACAACGCGCCGACGGTTTCGGTCTTGGCGTTGCCGGAGCCCGAGACGATCAGCAGCCACAACGGGTCGCCGTCGAGTCGTTCCACGGCGGCAGCGGCGAGCACCACGTCGAACGCATCGAGGTCGTACTCATCGCCGAACCATCGACGAACAACGCCGTGGGCATGGTCGAGAGAACATGGTGGGATCGGTTCGTCGGGTTCGTCGTCGGGTTCCTGGTCGAGCTCGGCGACCTTCGCGGCCACGTCCTCGGAATGACCAGCAGCCCACTCGACGCCGTGGATGAGTGCG